AAGAAAGATTAATTCCTACAGCTCAGACAATGGCACAAGGTGACAATGCTGAACCAAATGCAAAAGATATCTTTGGTATTACAGTATTCGATTATATGAATTTGTATAAGAAGTTTACATACTCACAACAAGAGAGTTATGCATTAGATTATATTGGTAATGCTGAACTTGGTGAAAAGAAACTAGATTATTCTGAGTATGGAACACTAAACGAATTATATAAGAATGATTATCAGAAATTCTTAGACTATAATATTAAAGATGTATTGCTTGTAGAACGATTAGATGATAAGATGCAACTAATTGAACAAGCATGTACTATTGCATATGATGCTGGAGTAAACTTAATTGATGCAATGACCTCTGTACGTATGTGGGATGTTATTATTCATAACTTCTTAATGAATAAGCAACTCGTAGTACCACCAAAACAATATGGAGAGAGAACTACTCAAGTAGAAGGAGCTTATGTTAAAGATCCTCAAGTTGGATTACATAATTGGGTAGTATCATTTGACTTAAACAGTCTATATCCTCATTTGATTATGCAATATAATATCTCACCAGAGACATATGTGAGACATATTGGTCAACGACCAACAGCAGATGAAATTATAGCTGGGTTGTATGATAATGAAAACATTAAAGACTTTATGAAGAAACACAACGTCACTGTTTGTGGATCTGGAGCAATGTACACAAAAGACTTCCAAGGGTTCCTACCTAAGTTAATGGAAACTATGTACAACGATCGTGTCAAATGGAAGACACGAATGATTAAGGCAAAGAAAAAATATGAAGACACACCAACAAAAGAGCTGGAATACGAAATTGCGAAATGTAATAACATGCAGATGGCTAAGAAAATCCAACTCAATTCGGCTTATGGGGCACTTGGTAATCAATACTTTAGGTTTTTTGATACTAAGTATGCTGAGTCTATTACTCTCAGTGGTCAGCTATCCATTAAATGGATGGAAACAAACCTCAATACTTTCCTCAACAAAAAACTCCATACAGAAGGACAGGACTACGTTGTTGCAGTTGATACAGACTCATTATATGTTGTTCTTGATACACTTGTTGAGCAATCTCAAATCGATCCAAGTGACACTAACAAAATCGTCTCATTCTTGGATAAAGTTGCCACTGATATACTTGAACCTTTCATTGATAAAAGCTATAGAGATCTTGCAACGTATGTAAGTGCTTATGAGCAGAAGATGGTAATGAAAAGAGAAGCCATTGCTAATAAAGGAATATGGACTGGTAAGAAACATTACATCTTAAATGTATATGATAATGAGGGAGTAAGATATAGGAAGCCTCAATTAAAAATGATGGGGATTGAATCTGTAAGGTCAAGTACACCAGCAGTAGCAAGAAAAGCTATTAAAGAAGCACTAGATGTATTAATGAATGATGGAGAGCTAGCTCTAAGAGAATATGTAAATGAATTTGAGCAGAAGTTTACAAAGATGCCATTTGAAGATGTTTCATCTCCAAGAGGATGTAGGTACATCTATAAATGGAAAGACTATGCATCCATTTATAAAAAAGGTACACCTATTCATGTAAGAGGTGCATTGTTATATAACACAGCAGTTAAGGAAAAGAAACTTAACAAGAAATATAGTGAAATATACGAAGGTGATAAGATCAAATTCTGCTATATGAAACTGCCAAATCCAATGAGAGAGAATGTGTTTGCGGTTCCTACTGTCCTTCCACCAGAACTAGGCCTAGAAGACTACATTGATTATGAAAAACAGTTTAGTAAAACATTCAAAGATCCACTTAATAATATATGTGAAGCTATAGGGTGGAGTATCGATAAGCAGGCAACTCTCGACCAATTCTTTGTATAAATACTATACATAACCAATTTATGGGAAGGTAAACATGGCAAACAAAAACAACATAGACCTGTCTGGGTTTGATTTCGGTTTTAGTATTGTTGATGAAGATGAACTAAATGCCGTAACGTCTGTCAAAGCAGAAGTAGTTGCTGCAACAGACACATCTAAACAATGGAAAGCACAAGCTGATGAATGGCAAGCGAAAACAAATGCCATATATGATGCTATCATACCATTACTTAATAATTTACAAGCGAATGAAGATAAGGAATATATCTACTGGCCTAATAGATCAGTCAAGATAGATTCTTTCAAGCTCAAACTCCAACAACTATTGAATGATTAATCACGTAGCATTCCTAACGTCATTGTTAGTGGCTGGCGTTGCCGGTTACTTCAGTGTGATTGGTCTGGCAACTATCTTTGCAGGTAGTTTCTGGCCAGTTGTCATCATGGCCGGGACGCTAGAGGTCGGAAAATTAGTCACCGCCGGATTTTTGCATATCCGTTGGAGTGACATCAACAGGTTATTCAGATGGTACCTAAGTTCTGCAGTAGTGGTCTTAATGTTGATCACTAGCTTAGGTATCTTTGGGTATCTGTCTAAAGCACATTCAGATCAAAGCTCTGATACTGCTCAAGCACAATCAATAGTTGATCGTATACAGAGTCAGATTGATAGAGAGGATAATAAGATATTATCTTATGAGCAAAGAATTGATGGGCTAGGTGTTATAAAAGTAGATGTATCAGGATCTATTACACAACAAGAAGCTATAAGAGACGGTGCTTGGGATAGAGTACAAGGTGATATTGATTATGCTCAGGGTCAGATAAACAGTCTTAGAGGACAGATATCAACATTAGACGCTGCAGTAAACGATTTACGAAATAAAGGCGTTGAAACTATTACTACAGGCCAAGCTGGTGCATTCCGAGGACCAGATATAGAGAAGATTGATTATGTTGCTCAAGCTAATATTCTATTTGAACAACAAGCATCACAAAGAGACCAGATAAGAGCAGACATAGCAGAACAACAAGATAATATTGACAAATATAGAGAACAAGCACAAGACACCATTAATGGTGCAAACGCAGAGATTAAGAAATTGCAACAATCCTCTACAGGTGATGCTGATGAGATTATTGCTAAGACAGAAGAATTTGAGACATTGATAGATCAGTCTCTTGATAATATAGATCAATTAAAAGATGAAATGTTTGAAAGCAATCAGGTTATACTTAACTTAGAAAGAGAAGTAGGACCAATTAAATATGTTGCAGAAGCAATATATGGTGATGAAGCTGTTAATGTTATTGATGATGCTGTAAGATGGGTAATATACTTATTGATATTTGTATTCGATCCATTAGCAGTATTATTACTAATAAGCAGTTTAGGATTAATTGCTAGAGACAGACAACCACTCAATCCAGCATATGCTAAGGATGGTGATGAGCTTTCAATTCCATCTGAGATGATTGATGGTGGAAATAAAGCTAGGGATGAAGCACTAAAGATAAAAAGGAGTTTATTCCCTCGAAATTAGGTTATAGGTAATTTATAATGTGTAGTATTGAAGGTTTTACAGGTTCTCAGCCTTTTACAATAGAGGACTATACTAGATTTAATAAGGATAGAGGTCCAGATGCCACTAATTACTGGCAAGATGACCGTGTATCCCTAGGACACAATCTACTAGCAATTGCTCCACAACCTCCAGGAAAATCTCAACCATTTGTAACAGATAAAGGCAACGTATTATGTTATAATGGAGAAATATTCGGCCTAGAATCCGAAATATTCGACACCGAATGGTTAGCTAATAAAATAGAAAACGACGGAATACAGTCATTAAAACATGGCATTAATGGTATGTGGGCGTTCTCTTGGTATGATGTTAAAAAGCAACGAATAACTCTTGCAAGAGACCACTTTGGTGTTAAACCACTATACTATGTTAAGATGGACGGAAATCTATTCTGGAGCTCAACACCCAAGCCTCTATACGCTTTGCTCAATATGCATGGCGGATTACGTATAGATCGACAGAAATTAGACATAATGCAAAAAGCAAGCAGATTCATGCCAATGAATCTAGTCCCATATGAAAACATAAACAAATTAGCACCAGGTGAAATAATGACATGGGATCTTCGCGAAAATTCATTTCATAGTTTTGACACTATGTGGCACAGTGATCCTGCTGTATGGAATCTTGACATGAATCTAAAATGGGATCCAGAAGAACTAAGTGATATGATTGGAAAGGCCTTTCAAGATGTACACAGACCTGGACCCACTGTTAAAAAGACCGTATCATTAAGTGGTGGATTGGATTCTACATTAATAACGTCTGTCCTTAGACCATACCAAGATTTATCTGCTACAAGCTGTTCATGGGAATACCAAGGGAACAATGACGACGGTAGTATCGAGAATTTACCAATGTATGATGAATCAATTCTTGCACAAAGAACATGTGAACAGTGGGACGTGAAATTCTACAAATCAAAAGTACCATTCGATTTTAACCCTCTAATGAAAGAGGCATATCAAGCTCTTGGAATTCCTATATGGGATAGGAACAGAGTAATACCAAGATACGTTAATGTCAAACACGCTGCAGAGAATGGACACAAAGTATACTTAGTAGGTGATTGTGCTGATGAAATATTAACTGGTTATAATGGCGACTTTAATAACTTTTATCCAAGTCACGCTAGGTGTAGAACATTCGGCGTACACAATATACCAGATGGCTGTAGAAGATGGGTTCCTGGACATCTATTTGGTAATGATCATATTAATAACGCTTGCTTTTTTAGAACATTAATGGAAGGGGAGAGCTTCTGTTTAGTTGCTGATCATTTAGCAGGTTCTTTTGGAATGGAAAGCAGAGTACCATTCTTACATCAAGATTTAGCAAAATACTTATTAAAGATTCCAGGTGCTTATAAACTACACGTTCCATTTAAACATAAAAGCTTTGCAAAAGATTATAAGAAGAGAAAAGAACAAAGATTCTGGAGGATGGGCAATTGGAAAGCGATATTAAGAGATCATATGACCAGGTATTATCCAAGTCATGTTCTAAACAGACAAAAAAAGATAGGCTTTGCTAATCCCTGGGATGCCAGAGATGATAAGAAAAACAAACAATATGCAGAAGCAGACACTAAGCTATTAAATATTTTAATGAAAAAGTTGACCTTTAATGTTGAATAAAGTATAATGGGGCTTCACATAGGAGAAAAATATGGGTAATTTCTTTAAGAACTTTGTCGAAGATTTAAAAGATGAAGACACCTCAATAGCCGCAGATGGAAATGCTGCAGGCGAATTCAGTGGAACCATTGATACTGGTTCATACTTACTAAACGCACTACTTAGTGGATCCATTTATGGAGGCATACCTAATAATAAGGTGACTGCTTTTGCTGGTGAATCTGCTACTGGTAAAACTTTCTTTGTATTAGGATGCATAAGAACATTCTTAGAGAACAATCCTGATGCAGGTGTAATGTTCTTTGATACAGAGGCAGCTGTCACAAAAGAGATGATGGAAGACAGAGGGATTGATACTACGAGAGTAATGATATCTGAGCCTCAAACAATTCAAGACTTCAGAACTAAAGCACTCAATGCAATTGAGTTATATGAAAGAACGCCTAAAGAGAAGAGGCCACCTTTCATGTTTGTATTAGATTCATTAGGTCTATTATCAACTACGAAAGAGATGGAAGATATTACTGCTGGTAAAGAAACTAGAGATATGACTAAAGCTCAAGTGATCAAAGCAGCGTTTAGAGTATTAACTTTAAAGCTAGCTAGAGCAGGAATACCAATGTTAGTAACAAACCACGTATACGAAGTCATAGGAAGTTATATCCCTATGAAAGAGATGGGCGGTGGATCTGGTCTAAAGTATGCAGCAAGTACAATTGTATACTTAGGTAAGAAGAAAGAAAGAGATGCAGCTACTAAGCAGATTGTAGGTAATATTATTAAATGTACTACATTCAAATCAAGACTATCAAAAGAGAATCAATTAGCAGAAGTATTATTGACTTATGATAAAGGTCTTGACAAGTATTATGGATTAACTGATATTTGTATTGAAATGGATCAATGGCAGAAAGCAGGTTCAAGGATTGAGATTTACAATCCGGAGAGTAAGCATCATCAGAAGAAAGTATATGCTAAAACAATTATGGCTGATCCAGAAGAATACTTTACACCTAGAATCATGGCTATGATAGATGAATACCTAGAAAACAAGTTTAGTTATGGACCACCAAAAGGTGGAGACACAATAGAAGAAACAGACGAGGAATAATGGAACAACCAAACGCAAAATGGCACTTAATTATATCATTAGCAAAGAGCATATTCAGAATCATGGCTGGATTTCACCTAATAACAGGTGATCTTCTGATGTCCGGAGTTATGTTTATCATTGCGGAAGCTCTTGGAATAGTAGAAGAGTTGGTGTAATGGCTATACAAGACATTAAACATATCGGACTGTTCCGAGTTGACTTAATGAGATATGTCCTAGACTTAGATCACAAGGCTATTGCTGAATATACAATAGAGCATAGTAAGACGTGGGATAGATATACCACATACCACGATAGAAAACTTAATGACAGATGGCAGAGCGGAATTCCTGGTAGAGCAGAATTTGAAAAGACTCTTGAAGATGCAGGTAATGAATTTGTTAAAAGAACAGAGCGAAGACCTTTTGAAGGACAACCACAAGGTGGCCAATACTTATTCTATTGGGCCAGTGTTTATAAAAAAGGCAATCATCATGGAACACATAACCATCCTAACTCTTTGATAGCTGGAACATATTATGCACAGGCCGGTAAAGATGCAGCTCCAATACTACTGGAATCACCTTGGTCAACAATGGTAATGCATGATACGCTACCTGCTGAAAAATCTAGCTTCAGGGTTAAACCTCAGTCGGGCGATATGTTAATGTGGCCATCATGGGTAATGCATAGAGTGGATGTGCAGACAAGTGATGATGAGAGGGTTGTAATATCTTTTAATTTTGATTACGGCCGGTATCATACTGAAGACGTATAATGTTTAGTAAAGTATATAACACTGTAATTTTTGCTTCCTTATTATTAATGGTTGTATTATTAATATCAAGCTGTACTACAGTAGAAGTGTTAGATGGCCTTTGTTATAACGATAGAGATGGAACATACTTATGTCCGAAAATAGTAGAAATAGAAGAAATAGTTATAACGGAAAAAGTACCAGAAATAATTGAAGAGTTAGAATGATAGAAGTGCAAATATTACAAGGGTTAAGCTCTGACGAAGAATATACTCGTCAGGTACTGCCGTTTCTAAAAAGTGATTACTTCACACAGTCTGAACATAAGTTAGTATTTAGAATTATATCTGAGTATTTCGAAAAGTATAATGCTTTACCTAGTAAGGAAGCATTAGACATAGAAATTAATCAGGTAGGTGGCTTTGATGAGAAGATAGTCAAGTCCGCAGTGGACATTGTGAGCTCGTTTTCTGCAAGTGAAGCTGATGATTGGTTAGTAGACCAAACTGAGGCATTCTGTCAGGACAAAGCCATTTATAATGCTATTATGTCTGGTATTGATATAATAGAAAAGGACCCAGATGGTAAAGGTCAACTACCAGGTCTCCTGCAGGAAGCTCTACAAGTTAGTTTCGACAACAGTGTTGGACATGACTTTATTGAAGATGCAGAAAAGAGATATGACTTTTACCATCAAGCGGAAGTAAGAGTACCATTTGACATTGACTTATTGAATAAGATTACTAAAGGTGGAATGCCTAATAAGACATTGAATATTATAATGGCTGGTACTGGAGTAGGTAAGTCATTATTCATGTGTCATATGGCTGCAGCTAATATAGTAGAGGGCAAGAATGTTCTATACATTACATTAGAGATGGCAGAGGAAAGAATAGCCGAAAGGATAGATGCTAACCTATTAGATGTTAGCATGGAAGAACTTAATATCATACCAAAGACTGGGTATGAAAAGAAAATGAACAGATTAAAAGATAGATGTACAGGTAAGTTAGTAGTTAAAGAATATCCAACTGCAAGTGCTAATTCTAACCACTTTAGACATCTGTTACAAGAGCTTAGAATTAAGAAAAACTTTAAGCCAGATGTAATCTATATTGATTATCTCAATATATGTGCATCATTTAGGATAAGGGGAGGAGTTAATGCCGGATCGTACGCCATTGTCAAAGCGATTGCAGAAGAGTTACGAGGACTGGCTGTGGAATTCAACGTCCCAATCATCAGTGCAACACAAACAAACAGAGCTGGGTTCTCGTCTTCTGATATTGGTTTGGAAGATACGTCGGAGAGTTTCGGTCTTCCGGCAACAGCTGACTTCATGTTGGCGATCTCGCAAACAGAAGAACTCGAGCAACTCAACCAATACATGGTCAAACAATTAAAGAACAGATATGCTGATCCAAGTTTCCATAGAAGATTTGTAGTAGGTGTTGATAAGAGTAAGATGAGATTATTTGACGTTGAACAATCAGCACAGAAAGAATTAGTAGATGATACACCACTATTTGATAGATCATCAGGAGCTTCTTCGAGAGACTTAAAAAGCATGTTTGATGATTTCAAATGAGATTATTCATAGAATCATTGCAAGACGGGCAAGTTAAAATATTTAGAGACAGGTCGCCGTTTGGAACACCTAGGTGGGTAGTTATAGACAAACGTCCATTCGAAGACTCGACAACAATATACAGTAAGATATGGTTTTCATTAAAGGACATTAGAGCAATATATGAAGATAATTAGTACATACTCAGGACATGAATCTAATATATCATTCTATGTAGATGGAAAGATTACTGTCGTAGAATTAGATAAACTATATGGTGAGAAGTATCTCAAATTAGATCTGATGTCTGCTGTGGAACAATCAGAATTAATAGAACTAGCAATGGATACTGCTGGTATCGAAAATGATTTCGATATATGGGTCAATGGATCCTATCATGGTAGAAGAAACGGTGTATTAGAGTATAGGAAGAGGGAAAACATCATTAAGGCTAAAGAATGTTATATGGTCCAGGACACCATACATGTCACGCACACAGTGCTTATTGGCAATCGCCATTTGATAGAGCATGGTTAATATCTTCTGATGGTGGTGGTAATGATGGATACTTCAACATATATCAATGCACAAGAAAAACAGGCCCTACACCAGACGAGCAAATAGATAGATTTGATTTTGGAACATTATACGGTTTAATTGGAGCACTGTGCCCACAAGTAGGTAAATCACCAGCATGGTTTTATGATGTAGCTGGTAAAGCTATGGCGCTAGCAGGACAGTTAGATGCTAAGTCACCAAATGATCTAAAAGAAATAGTGAGATCGATCTACTCAAATTCAAAAGGCGGTTTTGTTAACCTTGGAGAGTATACGGGGGTAACAGAGATAAGTAAAGCCAATGCATTGAATATAAAGATGTCTAAGCACAAAGGTAAGTTTAATCACTTTAATGATCAAAGACTTGGGTTAAAAATAGCTAAAGCTAATCAAGAAGTTTTAGAAGAAAAGTATCAAAATATTATAGGTGATAGACAATATCAATTAGGATTATATCAAGATAACCTAATCTTAACTGGCGGTGTCGCTCTTAATGTTGCTAATAATGAGAATCTAAAAAA